CCTATTGTATATAAGCTCCGGGTCAAAACTGCCAAAGCCGTCAAACAAATAGAGATTCCAATTAGATATAGAATCCTTAAATGCAGTAGTAAGTTCGGTCTCATCAGGTTCTCCTAGTTGTAAATTTTTTCCAACAGCTGTGGACATCAATCCAAGTGCTGTTCTTCTATTACTTGCTTCAAGCTCCAGTATCCCGACTGATTCCCCTTTGCTGAGTAAGTTAGTTGCAATGTTCCTAACGAATGACGTCTTTCCTGCACCAGTGCCAGCAGTAATTGTTGTAAGTTCACCGTATCTAATTCCGTGAAGTTTCTTATTAAGTCCGTCGAATGGGTATTCATGATCGAATGGGGGTTGAGGAGTTGTAACTAATTCTAATAATGTCTTGCCTTCTACTATCCCATCTGGTCTATATACTTTAGCGTCCCATATAGCTTTCCTTATTGCTTCTCCATCGTTAGCTTGTAATGCTTCTGAAGGATCTTTGTACCCTTCAAGGTATGCAATCTTGACTTTGCCAGCAGGTAGTATTGAAGCAGCTTCTTTCGCTGCCTTACGCCCTGCGTCATCTCCATCGAAGAATAATACAATCTCTTCATAACCTTGGAATAGTGGTATTTGTTTTTGTAGATCCTTTTTAGCACTAGCCGCACCATGAGGTAAGCTGACCATTGGCCAACCTGACATAGCTTCATAACAGCTTGCCGCGTCTAGTTCACCTTCAGTAACAACAATACGTTTACCAGTACTAGGAAACAAATGCTGAGCGAATAAGGTATCAGTGGAAAGTCCTTCATAGGTGAATTCTTTACGTTTATTTTTTACTTTGGTTCCAACAAGTACTCCATCGCTTGTGTAATATGGAAAGCGTAGAGTAGCTCCGTCTCTGAAAATCCTGAAGAATCTGCAAGTCTTTTCAGAGAGTCCTCGTTTTCTGAGGGCTTCAGGTTCTCCTTTAAGGGTAACATTAGTCATCGTCCGTGGTGATTGTGAAAGATTTATACCCTCTGCGGGTGTGTAAGTTCTACATGAATAACAAAAGTGTGAGCCATTAGAGTATAAAGAATTAGCATCTGATGACCCACAATTATCACAAGGCTCATGTCTTACAAATTCGCCTTTGTCTAGCATTATATCAACCAATCAAGTGGTATTTCGTGGTATGCAGTCCATGGTATGTCGTGTTTGTCACACCATTTAGCATACGTTGTTTTAGATTTCTTTGAGATAGTATTATAGGGTGATTGGAATACCATTCTCAAATCTATATCTGGATTATCGCGTTTAACGGCAAGCACTTTACGTCTGTCTGCTGCGTCCCAGTATCCTTTTGTTTCCAAGTAGACATGATTTGGGAGCAGGAAATCAGGAGTATAATGATGCTGGATAACGTAAGGAACCTGAGTTGATTCGTATTCAAATGATACTCCTAGTTCTTTTAATAAAGTTGCTACTTTCTCTTCAAGTTTTGAACGGAACTTAGGTTCCTTTTTATTTTTCAATTTATCATAGGCTTTCTGTGCCCATACTGTGTAATCAGAAGTCTTCGTCATCTGTAGTGGCTACTGTTGGTGCATCAGTAGATAGATAACCCTCTGTTTTACCAAAAAGGTCAGCTACTTGATCAGCAGATAAGTCATCTTCTTTAACACCTGCTTCGGTATTCAGCTTAACAACCTGTACCCCAACCAACTTAAGAGAACTACCATAGGTAACTCCATCTCTAAGGATATAAGGTTTCTGATAGTAACCAAGCTTAACTGTAGATCCTCCATATAACGGTGTCTTTGTATCTGTAACAGGTGAGCCCTCTGTGTCTACCACAGGAGGTCTCTTATCTTCTCCCCAAGAGAATTTAATTTTATATCTCCCTTCTGCTACTTCTTCCCAAGGTGTTGGTTTAAGTGTAGCTCTTTTAGGATTCTTGAGCTTGGATTCAGCCCACTTAAGGACTTCTTTCCTCTCAGTTTCTAGCTCGTCGATGACATTCTCATCAACTACAGCCGATAAAGAATAACCAAATTTACCCGGTTCGAGTATAGCTTGGAAACCCTCTAGTTTAATCTCAGTAGTAACGTGTACGTTCTTAGGCATTTAACAAAAAAAGTAAGTTGAATCAATAACCGATTCAGGTTGTAAGTCACCTATAATCGGTGGTTTAGTCTCCGCCCCTATTTGGGCAGCAAACTCTGTGAGATAGTCATGCTCTGCGAACAGGTGCATATATGTCTCTCTTATTATAGCAGATAACTCGTCCATGTCAACAGCTCGTGTTAGAACGCTGTCATGAATAAGTGCGATAGGATGGTGAAACTTCTCTACACTAATATGTAGTAAGCTTGCATCTAATGAGTGTATAAGATTGGGAGCTGTAGCTGCTTTGTGTCTGGCCAAGTCTACTATAGGCTTCCCATCCTTATCGAGTTCAACGGTCTTAGCAGATAGTTTACAACTACCTAATAATTGTAGATTAAACCTTTCCGTCTTACGTTTCATTATACGTTGTGTTACCACAAATCCAGAAGGTGTAACCCATTTTAATTCCGATTGACCTCGCTTGAATGTCTTGACTACTTCAGTCTCAATCCATTTCATCACCTTCAAACAGCCGGGGACTACATCTGCCATAGCCTCTCTAACAGCTGCGACCGTGATTGTGAGATCTTCTTTATTAATCTCTACACCTTTCTCCTTTAAAGCATCACGTATATATGAGCGATTAGAGAAAGGTTTAGCATTGTAGGGAATAGTCATAACAGTCCTTTTGACTGTCTTCCTGTCCATTACTTTCTGTATGTGTACAGGACAATTAGGTTTGGCTGATTCCGCTACAACCTTGTATGCGTCTTGTGGACGTTCAGAAGGCAACACATTGACGAGTTGTGCTGTCTTTCGGTCTCTCGCTAATCCTGCGAGGATCTGAAGCCCACTGCATGTTGCATCCGTGGCTACAAATAACCTTGTGTGTTTTCTGGTGCGTTTAGTTACTACCGAATAGTACTCCTCACACGCAGCTAAAAATTGCCACGGTTCGTCCGCTGCCTCCCAGTCACCAATGTTCCTTATAGGATCAGTAGCTACTCTGGTAATCAACGGTGTATTTTGTGTGGTCCACAACAGCCTATTAGCCATTGTTTCTTTATCTAATCCAAACGTAGTGGCTACCTGGAAAGCTAACCATTCTTCACCTCTTGCTGTGATGTAAGTTTCATCAGCTGAGATAAGTAATGATTTTCCAAAATCTGTATCTTGTGGAGTAAGAAATGCAGGAATTGGGTAAGCCCGTCCACGGTAATCAAAAGACCAAGGTATATAGAACCTATCACGATGCTTGAAACGCTTAACTGCGTCCATTGTCTGTCTAGTTCTACATGATCGCCTGAACTCTGCTGCTCTTCTATTATAGACTTGCGCAGCTTCCCTACGATATACTTTACGAGCATCGTAATTGTCTTCTATATCAACTGGTTTAGGTGGGTCTGGATGCTCCATTATAGGAAGAAACTTACCAACACGTCTACCTTTCTCTTGCAAGGTCTCTGCGACCATGATTGTGAAAGGATTAAGTTTGTAAGCTACCTTCTGAATCTTATTTAAAAATTCTAAAGGTAATTGTCGTTCCCCCTGTATAGGTGTCCACTTGCCGTGTCTCACTAGACTATGTCCTTCCATTACTTCATTTAATATGTATCCTCCACGATTTTCATTTGTCCAATCCCTTGGTGGTACTAGCATTACCCAAGACATTGGTGAAAATAATTCAGCAGTTGACATTACCTCATCCTTTATATCCATAAACGCAGCAGTAGGTAGAACATATAGAGTAGTCTTACGTCCCTCTGCTAGACTTACCTTCTCGAACCAATTACTTGTTTCCATTATACAGTCTAACAACCAACCACCTAGTTTAACTCTAATATCTACACCCCATGCCTTCCACTCTTTTACCTCACATCTATTCATTAAGGTAGTAACGAGTTTAATCTTCTGGTGTGTACCACATGCAGTATGCCAATAGTTCTGCTTTAATGTATTAAGTAATCCCGGTGCATGTAATTCATAATGTCTCATGTGACATTCATCTTCTAACCCCTTGCCTATAGATTCGCATACCTTAACTGCTTGATTGCAGTCATCTTTGTATCCAAATACTTTATCGAATGTAATCTTACATGCGATAGCAGCAGCAGCTAGAGGTTCTACATCCTTAAGATAATGATCTATTTCCCTAAAGCTTTTACCATAATTCCTCTCGTGTATCTTATGATTAGTATCTTCTATTCTCTCTACTAATTTAGGTAGTAAAGCTTCAATGGAAGATATAGCATAGATAGTAGCAGAAGCATATGATTTATCTTCAAGTGACATAGTCTGATCTTGTAGACGTTTCAATCCACAACTAATAGCTTCACGTTCAAGTTCAACTTGCTGCTCTGTCAGTGAGATCGTTGGAGTAATCGCGGAGTTCATCATTTACTTGGTCAACTAATAGTGCTCTTAACTCCTTGTAATTAGGATGGTCTGGTCTGTCTTTGTACCTCTCTTTTAAGAGGTCTAATGATTGCTTATAATAAGTATAAACATCATCCAATGTCCTCGTCATAGGTATCGAAGTAGTCTGGTCCTTGTTCATAGATGGAATCCTCTTTAGTTAGGTTTTTAGGGAACATATGAGCAATATCATCGTGAGTACATATTATGAACTCTGATTTACTCTCTTGCATTATCTTAGCACAACGCTTATTAGCATTGCCTATCTTTTCATATACATATTCTTTTACCTTACCAGTCTTTAAGTCCTGTTCACGAATGATACAAGCAATAGAGGAAGGTATCTCCCATCCATTGATCTTCCAATCTACAAACTCATCATAGGGTATTGGTATAAAGAATTGATCTGGTGCTTGTTTATAGTTAGCCCAGTTATTAGGTAGGTATGGTTTCTTTTTAGGCATCGTGAATAGGTTGTACGTCTATTAAGTAATCGTCCATTAGACAAGCCTCATCATAAGCATCATATGCTGTTTGATAGACATCATACCCTGAATTGAGTATAAATGTTCTGCCTGATTTTAGTGTAACATGGTACTTCATGAGACCGTCCGTGATTGTGAAAGTTTATGTATAAGATTCTTAGCTTTCTTCTTTGCTTGCCTCAGTGCTTGAGGCTTTTTTCGTCCTTTGTCTTTTCGCTGGACGTCCCCGTTTTTGAACGGGAGTATTCTCTGTGATGAAGGCACTGTATAACTCCTTATTTAACTCTTGATATTGTGGAGTTAGTTCTTCCTCCTTATTCTCATAGTGTACTAGCCATGCCTTAACAGCATTTAATATTAACCATTCTTTACTTTTCATCAACTCCTCCTTTAACTACTTCCACTAGAAAGTACTTCCTTAATACTTCTATCTGGTCGTGCCACTTAGCGATCTTATCTAACTCATCTGAGATAGCTCCCATAACATCAGGATGTTCACCAATCCCAACAGGATTATTGAGGTATAC